AATGAATCCCTGCGCTTGAGTGCCGTTGCGGGTGTAGATCGTAACGTCTTCAAAATTGGTGTCGCCCGAAGCACTTTGCAGTGGGGTGCTATTTAGAAAAATCGACTTGTTTCCGTCAACCAGACCCTCAATCTCACCCTCAGAGATCAAGTCAATAACGTTGGCATACTGCCTTGAATCAAGACTGTCTGGTGTAGTCCTGGGAGTTCGGCTGCTACCTCCTCCACTGCGACCACCACCGCCTTTGCCGCCTCCGCCGCCACCACCGCCGCCGCCAGATCCAATAATGCTCGTCATGACTGCACCTGAACAGTGTCAACGCCAGCAGAGATCACAACACTGCCGGTAAGCGTCTTGCCATAAACAATAGGAACAGGCGTTCCAGCGCGACTGGTGTTCTGCACACCAGAAAATGAATATGACGCAGACTTGCGAGGGTCTTGCTCCGTGTTTGGACCTTGAGGAATTGCTGGCGTTGGCGTAAGCATCTGAGCCACACCTCCCAACAACAAACCAGCGCCAAGCGTAAATAAAGCCGTTGAGCCAACCGCTGCTCCCGTTCCACCGAAAATGCCGAATGCACCTCCCGCTCCAGCAAATGCAGTGCCGCCAAAACTTACAAATGACAATGCGATCAGTGCTGCACCAGCAATCGCTTGACCCGTTCCACCGCCAGCACCAGCAATCACTGGAATAATCTTGATCTCTTCTTGCCCTACTGGGAAATGCAGCTCGTCTTCCCCGATAGGAGCTTCGCCCAGCAAGATCTTGTAATCATTACTGGCGATGTGTGACTCGACTTCTGGAAAATTTGCAACCAGCATTCGCACTGCTTCCGCAACAGACGAAAGCTCAGCCTCAAGCTGACGGAGACCTACAAACTCAGCAAGCTGCCCATAAAGCCTGACCTTACGCAACATGACGCAGCCGCCTCCCTGTGACCGATTGTAGCCAGCCACCATAAAGATCTCTACTGCTCAAACGATCCGCAAGATGATGCAAGACAAGCCCATCACCAATAAATACACCGCAATGATTCAAACCATTGCCGTTGATCTGCATCAATAACGCATCACCACGTTGCAACGGCTCGTCTTCAGCTAACTCCCGAAAACCTGTAGCCGCCCACGCTCCATCAAACATTGGTGCCGCTAAAAACTGATCCGGCGATGCTGGTCTATCCCAGTCACGTAAAACAATGCCCTCCTGGGCATACCAATCACGAACCAACGTCCAACAGTCAGTCACTGCCCAAACCCACTTCCTGCCAACTAGCGGAGCCTTATACCCGCAAGGCTTGTACTCGCCCCACTTTTCTATCCGTGGATTGACGATATACCAAGGTTTACCGTGCTTCTCCGCTGAAACTCGATCCGCTTCACTCGGCACTGGAGCGGTATGTGGATGGCTATGGAAAATGCCGACAATCTCGCCCGCATCCTCTGCCGCCGCATAATCCTCAGGATTAAGCACAAACATATCCTCCATGTTGTGAGCCATGTTCCTGCAAGGCCAGTAACGCTTTCGACCCTTAACAACAACGACCAGGCCGACCGCTTCCCATGGATCACGATCCCTTGCATCCTGTAATGCAGCGTCGCGCCAACTCATGCGTAATACGTTCCAACGCCGGGATAACCGCCAAATGGCAGTTCTGTGTTTTCGCCAAAACGCGCTTCACAACTGCTTTGCCGCTTGCTACACACATCCTCTGATGCGTTGCCAACAGGGTTGTTGTTCAAGTCAAAGTAGTCAGTTCCGGTGTACCCGCACTCAGCAGAGCGATAAACCCATTGGCAACGCCCAATACACTGACGCTTTGGAGCACGAACACCAGCCAGATCAAAGGCACTGGCCAACTCAAACTCAACGATGTTGCGATTCTCTACCGACTTTCGGTCAACGTAGTAAATCTCCAGAGGGAAAGTCGCTGTTGAGTCAGGCGTTCCATAAGGGTTCCCGATCGACTCAATGCCTGTCAAAAGATCTCCGCTTTGAGTAATTAAGTTGTCACCAGACTGCGTGACAATAAACCCAGCCTCAGCAGGAAAGTTAATGTCGTCGATGTAGCGAGCTAACGTCCGAATCCTTGTAACCTTTGCACCCTCAAGCCCGTTCGGCAACGTAGCAACCAAAGCCGTGATCGTATTGAATACGTTGCTTGCCCTCAAAGTCGGACGGGGCAAACTACCCTGCCCTGAATAGGCAAAACCATCAGCCTCAATAGGCAACAACGTATAAATCTGCCCGCCAAACGTAATCCCGTTATTCCCGCCAGTTTCTGGTCCACTAAAGTAATAAGTCTTGTCCACGCCATGCTGGGCAGCGTTCAACTCAAGCTGAAACAACTCAATCACAGCCGATGGATTGATCGACTGCAGATAGCTGCTTAGCTCGGCGCTGGACTCAGTGTTTGTGTAACCCTCGTTCCAATAGCCGGTTACAACGTAGGCCATGATTATGAAGTGACGGCTTTAATCACAGCAAACCCGATCACAATCGCCTGAGACAACGAACCGCTAGTGATGTTGCGAACGTTGATGCTGGCAGAACCGGATCCAGCCTGAGCATTCAACAAATACGACCCAGCAGTACCACCACTGACGTGGTTTAGAACAATGATGTCGGTTGCTGCAATCGTTGTGTTTGTCAGCGTGAAGGTCACAGTCGTATCAGCCGCCAGTGCAGCAGCATTCATCGTGATCTGACCGCACTTCTTACTAAGTGTGACTCCAGTGCTCTTGCTGGTGGATTGGGTAACCGCTCCACCCTCGCCCGTCACGTAACCAGCCTTGTCAGTATTCAGGTTGGTGAAGTTAGCGTCAACTTCCGTGTGGGTCAGAGGTGAGCCTTTGCCAGCTCTGGTGACAATCGTGCTCATGGCTCAAACACTTCTCGGAAAGTTACCTTGATCTTACTGCGCTCAAAGTGATAGATCTCGCGTGACCACTCATCACATACCCATTTATACGATGTAGTGTCGCCTGGCGGAATCCAGTCGAACGAAGCAGAATCATCAGCTCGGGCATCCAAAAACGCTTCCACAATGTCAGCGTCATCGTCCAACAGGTCAAAAGTCAGACTCCAAACCTTTGGATTTTGGTTCAAACCGAATCGCAACCGATGCTCATATCCGTCCCCGAATTTCACCATTCGAGTGACGGGTGAGCTGCTCTTCAGTGCCGAATAAACCGGATCGTAACTTGGGAAATCAGCCATCAGCTTGCCAGCAATCCTCCAGGACGTTTCTGCTTGATCAACTCACTTTGGACTGCAGCAGCAATAGCGTTGCCAAGTTGATTGGCTTGTCCACTGCCTCCGCGAGTATCCGTCTGACCTTCCGTGACGTTCACAACAACATTCACATTACCGCCAAGCGCATTGTTTGGAACCACCGTTCCAGAACGGCTTGGGACAAATAGCTCAGGGCCACGTTCGCCAACAACGTAAGGCGTTCCACCAGACACTGGGCCGCCGTTTGCTCGTTTACCGCCAAAGTTGCCGGAAAGAATGCTGAAAATGCCCACGCCGTCGTTTCCTCCCAGCATTGACAAGCCAGCTTTGAGCAGCAAACTCGACAAAGACTTGAGTACATTATTGAGAGATTTGTTGAAATCTTCCGTCTGAAAAATCAAGTTCTCAAAAAGACCTGTGAGCTGTGTCCCGACTTGGTTTACCACCCCATCCAAAACTTGCTTCTGGAACTGCAGAGCCTTGACTTGATCGTTCAAGGCTGCAGTGCCTCGAATAACCTGCTCTACTTTTTTCCTTTCAGCCTCAGTCATATCCTTGGTCGCTTTTGCGATTGACTGATTGATCTGCTCCTCTTTTAACTTTCCGTCAAGTGTTGCTTGAGCGAGGCTTTGCTCATTCAACAAGCCTTCAATTGTCTTGGCAGCAGCTTCCGCACGTTTCTGCTCTGACTGGTTCTTCCGCTCCACAATTGCGGCGATGTTCTCGTCTGCCTGAACCTCTGCAATACGTGTTTTCAAAACCTTGTCCTGAGCGTCAAGATCACTGGCTGCAATCTTTGCCCTTTCTGCAGCCAGTCGTTCCAAAACAATCTCTATCTGAAGACCAGCTTGGGCGTTCTTGTTCTTGCTAGCCACTGCGTTTGCAATGCCGCGATTTAAGACAAATAGACGCTCTTGAAGCTGCAACTCTGCCTGCAAGCCTGGAGTGCGATCTCTTTTTTGCCTTTTACCCTTAGGTGGCGTAAACCGATCCCGGTCTGCATCAGTAATGGGAATAAGTTCAGCTTGCGGAACCCTAATACCTTCTGCTTGGGCTATCCGTATTGCCTCTTCTATCTGAGCACTTGTTCCCGTACCAATTCCCTTTCTTGCTTTTTGTTGTGCATTTCCTTTTACGCTTTTTCTCCTAACGTCCAGAAAAATTTCTTCAAAACGAGCCCGATCCTTTTCGTTCAAGCCCGACCTGAATGAACCAAGCCTGGATTCAGACGTAAATCCTTTCAAGAAATTATTGACGAGCTTCAAAAAGTCATTCAAAGGACCACTGACCAGATTAAACAATTGCAGCGTCAATTCACTCCACAAACGTGTTGTCTCATCTGTTGTTTCACCAAGTTTCTGCAGAGAGCGAACGCCCTCGTTCCCAATAGCACCCGTCAGCTCTTCAGTCAGCAACGCAGCCAAACCCTCTACGTCTCCCAGCTTTTCTAGCTTGCGAGCTCTTTCTTCAGCCTCTTTGGTGCTAAACAACGACTTTTCTCGCACAAAATCAAGCGCTTTGCCTGTTGAGCTCAAAGACTGTCCAGCTTTTGCTGCTTGCGTGGCAAAAGCCTGAACCTGACTCACTGCAGCAGTAGCGGCAATCGATCCGCCCATCCCGCCAAACGCTCCACCAAGACCACCAGCTAATGCCTGAACCGGACCACCTCCAAACAAAAGAGGGAAGCCCGCTCCAGTGGCAATATCTTGGAACCTTCTGGAACGACGCTTCTTTCGAGCATCAGCCGCTCTTTTGGTTTCAGTCGCAAGTCTTTTT